TTTTATTCCAAATCCATTTCTTTTGTTCGGAAAGAGATAAATCAATAGTTAGAGATTCGCAATCATTATGATTGAAAGGTAGAATGAAATCCATATTTGAAAATCGGACATACAAAAATGACAACCTATTATTCATAGGATGTCTTTCCAAATCTTCCCAAATTGGAATAATCGTTGATTGTTCGTTATTCCAATATTCGAGAAATTGGTCTTTCTCTTTATTGGTTTCTACTATAATCATTCAGTAACTCCTGCATTGTATTCCATAAGTATCAGTTCTGCAGTTTCTTCATCTACATACCCACTCCCATCCATATCGATGAGGTGTCCTACATAATACAATCCATCTAATTGTGTTAAATCTGATTTAGTCATGATATTTTGATTTTGGTTTACCAAATATTTTTTCTCTTTTCAATCTCTCTTCTCTCGATTGTTTGAGTACTTGTCTCATAATATCATACCACTTCTCACCTGCATCGTAGTGGTGATATGGTCTTGGTTCATTTTTTGTTGGAGAAGTTGTTAATTCACTATACAAATCTTTTAAATCCATAATTTAATTTTTTACAAAGATACAAAATTTATTTTAATTTTCCTAATTAAATTAAATAAATTTTATGTTCCAACTAATAGATATTCTTTTCTTTTTATCAGAGTTATAAATAAAACTACCATGTTTTATAAATGATGGGAATGATATCAATAATCCTTCTTCGGGTGAAATACTAATTTTTGAAGGGTTTGAATTATTTGTTGGTAATAATTTTGATAATGTATCAATTGGAGAATCCATAAAAAATTCACCACCTTTATTCTGTTCAGCTTGTATATACATAACACCTGAAAACGTAGTTTGAGAACCTTTAGTATCTCCAAGATGGTCATGACTCTCTTGAAAATCACCCTTACCTCCTAATGTTATCCAGCAATTATCTATAAGAAATCCACTTGGAGTAAATCCACCTTCAACAATATATTTTGAGGTGTGGCTTATTATAAGTTCGCTTAGATAGTTTGGTAAAAATTTTTCGTTCTGTTCACAGAATACATTTGATAACGTATCACACTGCCAGTTTTTTACAAACAGTTTTTCATTATTATCAATATATTTTAACACATCTTTTTTTAGTTTATTAAAGATATCGTTATCTATTTTTGAATCATATATTTGTGTTGAAAATAAATTATTTATCATTTTTATTAATTTGAAATTATTATTTCACCAACATTCCAACTTGGAATATAATACCTAAATCCATATTCATCTAACATATTAGTAATTCTTGTTGTCATTTGTGAAGAATTACCTACTATAACTCTACATTCAAACATAGGATTATCTGATTGAAGTAAAACCCAATTCTCAGCTTCTAATACAGCTTCATCATGAGTCATTCCATGTAAATCCAATTCATTCATAACCTAAATGCATTCGGATTTCCCAATTATCCATCTCACCGATTTCTTCTTCGGTGAAGGAAGTATTTGCTAACATTAATTCTACTAAGTGTTCTTTCATAACTTATATTAATTTATAACTAAACTGATATCCACAATCATCATCGAAGATATCATCTTCAACAACTTCAGTACCTAATCCTATGATATCTTGGAGTATATTGGTATCGACTTGTTTCCAATATCCAAATCTTAGATAAAGTTGATTAGAACCAAATGTTTGTCCTATATCAAATTCTCCAAATTTGTTTTCAATTTCTTTAAGGGTTTTAATATTAATTTTATTCATTATATTTTAAAAAGGTAAGGGTTCATCTTTTATTTTTGGAATAGGTTTACTAATATCATCTAATTTTCTATAACCAAATGAAGCGAATGGTTGTTCACCTATTTCTGTAACGTTTGGTCTAGCATTAGGATTTTTTTCATCTATCTCATCAGCCAGTTTGTGGGCTTCTTTACGAGCCAGATAATCATCTTCAGCCCAAACGTAAACATCTAATTGTACTGCGTATCTTTTTTGTTCTTTCATATCTTAAGCATTTACGGTTAATGAAGCAACTTTATCAACATTCTTTTTGTTCATAAATTGTTTGTTATATTCTAACCAACCACCCAATCTCTGAACTTTTTCAGTCCATTCAGCATCTAAACTACTTTGGTACTCATTCCATTGAGATACCCAATACTCGATTGAATCCCATTTTGGTTTGTTTTCTACAAATACATAAGAAGGGAAGTATTTTAAGGGAGTACCACTTTGAGTAGAAACAGAATCTTCTCTTGATTCGTACATATCAATCATACCATTGAAAGTACCACCTTGTAAAGTGTATTTCCAAGAAGAGATATCTTCCCATATTGTTTGGTCAGTAATTGGAGAACCATCAGAATTAGAAACGTTTACTCTTACAGAAGAACCTCCACTATAAACATCAGAACCAGCCCACACTTTTAGAGTTGGGTAAGTTTTCTTAACATATTGTTTGATTACAGAAGCACAACTCTTAGCATTCATATAGATATACTTTTCGTTGTTATTGTAGTTATCTTCTCTTACTTGAGAAAGGGGTAATTGGAACTCAGTTCCTCTTAATTGAAATTTGAATTTTTTACTCATTTTATTTATTTTAAGGTTTAATTTTATTGTTTTATTATCACTCATTTACATAGTAAATATACGAAAAATAATTGGATTTACCAAATATTTTAACACTTTTTTTTAAGAAATTTTACTTACTGTTAAGTAAGGGCTGAATATTGTTTTATATCCTTTAGTATAAGAACCTATAATGGTATCCATAAAATCTTTTAGAAGATAAGTTCCATCCGAAGAACCAAATCCTTGGTCCTCATCCCAGTCATCAGTCCATTGTTCAGCTATTTCAACTGAAGTATCAACCAATTCAGAGAATTGAACTTGTTCATCATTAATCATTTGTTTGAAAGAATCGATACCAAGGGCTCTTGATACGATATCGGAAGGGTTTACTAAGTAATTCATTCTTTTAAGTGTTATTAATTATTTACATAGTAAATATACGAAAAAAAAATGAGAAATCCTAATAAAAAGTGTTAAAGTTTTGTTAATAGTTTACCAATGTTTTTTCTGAAGTTTATAAACATCAATAGGTGTTCGTTTCATATGCCCACCTTCTTTAAATTTAGCTCCCTCTACAAGATATCCACCTAAGAAATTTCTTCTCATTCTATTAGAAGTATTTGCTTCAGAACCATGAACACAATGTGAGTGAAGTAATACCATATGTCCTTTTTTACAATCACCTTCTATCTTACTAAAATCATGACCTTTGGGCATTACACAAGCTTTACCTCTTTCATTTCTCCAATTCTTTGGATTTGTTTTTACTCGTTCCTCATCTACCTCAATTGGAAGGATACCCAATTTATGAGAACCTTCGTAATTCCAAACTGCTCCATTTTCTTTATCATGATTATCAAGTGCAAGAGCCATGTTAATAATCTCATTATGGCCACATCCTGTATAAAATACATTTTGGTGCATATCTCTTCCTAATTGACCTGGTGGTTTAAAATATGCCCAACTTTGCATACCAACTAATTTACCATTCATTAAAAATTCACAAGCTTCTATGATTTTAGGATGTACAAAAAGTTTTTCTATTTTATCTGAGTATTTATGTGGATACATAAATGGGTCCCATTCACCCCAATCTGAACCATCTTCTTTTGTAGTAAGATTTCTTTCTAAACGAATTTTTTCCATTTCTTCGTTTATTTCATCACATTCTTCTTCAGTAAGTAATTGTATTGTTGTAAATCCTCGATACCTCCAATCAAAAGTCATTTGTTGGATTTCTTCATTTGTAAGATACTTCATATAACCTAATTTATTTTGTATATGTATATATATTAACTTTTATAAAATTGTAAAAGATTTGGTAAGTATAATGTTAAATTTGGTATATTATCTGAAACAAGTTTTATTGCTGTACGGTTTGATGTAATTACCCCTTTATCAGAAATCTTTCCATTTTTATTGAAAATCATTTCTTTTGGTCCTTTGATTCTCCATCTAAGTGATATTGCTCTATAAAGATTTGTTCTTCCAATTCTATTAAATTCATCTGATGAAATTTCTATTATAGGTGAAGTTTTATCATTTGACCTTTGAGCAAAAAATCTTCGGATATAGCCTCTCTTATAATCAATTTCTTTTGGAGAAGGAATATACGCAGTAATTGGTGTAGATGTTTTAACACCCCGTTTACCTAATAATTTTTTATATGAATCTATTATACTCATCTTACTAATCTACTACAATTCCTAATTTAGCTGCTGTATTTGAACCGTATGCTCTCATACCAGTTGTTATCTTCGTCATCCAACCACTTGTAGTTACTTCATGTTCTATTCCAGTAACTTCATAAACATGAGGAGATGAAAAGTTTTTAGGTAATCCCTCGAATCTCAAAGTATCACCTCTTTTAAATCCACTTATACCATGAATAGTAAAGTTTACTTCTGCTAATCCAAAAGGAACATTTACTTTATTTTCATTTGCACCATCTTTTCCATAAACACTAATTGATTGTTTTTTATTTACAAGATACGCCTGGCGTAATGCAAGTGAATCATTAAATGTACCTACCATAAATATATCTTGAAGATTATTCTCATCTAAAGCTTCCAATACATCACTAACATTTTGCCTATCTTGTATTTTTGGAAAAACACCAGCTTTTTCCATAAAGAAATTATAATTTGTATTTTTTGTTGCATCAGTTTTATCTTCAGTAGTAGATTCTGTACTATTTCCTTCATCATCAGATGTCTTTCCTAAAACTTCAGTATGATTTATAATACTACCTACAAATTCTATTTCATTTGAAAAAACACTTCCTAATACAGGATTAGAACCTCCTAAATCTGGATGAGTATCTATTTTACTACCTTTTTGATTTCCATCAGAGTATCTCTTAAATAAAATATTATTTTGATGAGAGGCTGCAACTGTTGTTGAAAAATCAACTTCAACAAATGGTGATTTAGTTCCCCTTAATTGATAATTTGGTATTTGTGTATCATCTAAATTTAATTTACCAGTAAAATTCAAATCTACTACTTGTAATTCAAAACACCCTTGGTTTTGATTAGGATGAAATCGTTTTACTATTTGAAATTTCCAATGTGAATTACACGCAGAACTCATTGCATTTAATAAATCATACATTACATCTTGAATTGTATAATTTGGAGTTTGTATTGTTTTACAAAAGTAATCAAAGTTGATGTATAAATTTTTTAACCATCCCCAATGTTGTTTATCCATGGTATAAGGAATGATATTTGGTTCAGTATCCCATGTGTTATCTTCTGCTTTAAGTTCATACTGACATGGAAATGCATGAGGAGTTTCAGAACCATTCATTTTTCGTGTACCAGTAAATGATTTTATATTCGTTTTAGGATGTAAATTTTGAGTGTTACTTCCTAACGTATCAAAATCTATAAATTTAGTAGTTGTTTTTTCTCCACTAAAAGCAGAATCAATGTTAAAATCGGGTGCTTTAGGATTTGGAATAAATAATATGTTTTGGTCTAAAGACCACATTTGAGGAAATGCTCCTATAATACTTGTATCTATATTAATTCGTAAAGATGGTTGGTTATCATCACATCCAAAAGATTTACTTGATTTTCTTCCTGAAGATAAATCTAAAAAAGCAAAGTTCATTATTTCACAAGCTAATTCAAATCTTATAAATCTACTTGTATCTAAAAAAGGAGCATCGGTTGGAATTTCTAAAGTAGCTCCACTTTTTGATTTTAGACTTGTTGCCCTTTTTATATTTTGTAGGATAGTTTCTACTACTACTGAATCCATATTAATATAATTAGATTCATCCATCCAAGTATTATCATCACATCCTTTTCCATTTGCTACATTAAAATCTTTAAAAGCAAAATCTTTATAAACATTTAATGGAGCAGTTATCCAACTTTTAATAAAAGCATTTTGCTTATTAGATGGAAGTGTGTTAAACATTTGCTTAAATAAAGTTTTTCCAACACCATCTTTTTCTGCAGAATCATCTATACTTGCCGGGTCGAATCTGTAATTTGATTCTGTTTTTGTAGATGAAGATGCCCCTGCTTTATGGGATTGCATATATTGGGCAACACTTCCTTGTGATGTAAGTTCAACATCAATTATATATGTTTCATTATCACCGAACTTAACACCACCATTTGATATTAAACCTAATGTACAATCATATTCAAATTCTGATGCTTTCCTTTTATCTTGAATATATTTGTAATTTATATGTTTTGCTATATCACAAGGTGTAATTTCACCAGTAGTAGCATTCCCAACCCATTGTGAACGGGCTTTTTTAGAATTCCATCCCCATTCTACAAAACAATAAAAACCAGGTTCCATAAAATATTTTGCAACTTCTTCCATTTGTTCTTGTGTATAACAAGTAATAGAAAAGTTTGTGGTTTTTCTCCCTACATCTACTTCACTTACAGATAATCCACTAATAATAGGAGAAGGTCTTGTTGGTCTACCAGCTGGTGGTCTAACTGGAGTTGCCATATCTAATTCAAATCCAATAATTCCTGCTTTATTAGCACCATCACCATATCTTATATTAAATCCATCTTCGGGATAATTAGATTGTAATACCAATCCACCACCAGTTGATTGTGCACCTTCAGCACCGAGAGCTGATATTACTCTTATCCATGGCATTAAACCACTTACACCAGCCCCAGCGTTTGAATACGGCATTGGTGAGTTATTACCACCTCGATTGTTTAGTTTTTTTAATATCTCAGGATAAGGATATGAAAATTGCGGCCATGTTCCCATGATTAAATTTTATTTACTGAATTAATAACACCTTGTGGATTTGCTGGAATTCTAAGAACAGTTCCATCGGATAATGAAAATGGAGCATCATGTATATTATTTGCATCTGCAATTATCCACCATAAAGATGCATCACCTAAATATTCTTTAGCAATAGAATCTAATCTATCACCTGTTTGAACTGCAACATAGATATCATTATCTGATTTTGGTATGTTTGGTATTACCTTAGATGTATATACTTCTCTACCATCATTTAATTTTTTAATTTTATTTGTTTTATATCTACTAGTCATAATTATACCTTAATTTTAATTCCAACTTTACTACCTGCTGCTAATTCATCTGTATAAATATTTTTCTTTATCTCATTCGTTTCACCGTTTTCATCTACCGTATAATATTTTATATTTCTATCTGCATTAGAGTAAATTTCGTGTTGAGAACTAACTTCAGTATCATCAGAAAGATTCTTAGGATATGAATATAATCCTCTAACAGAACCATCTTCAATATTTTCTACAAACTTGAGGGTTATTGCTACATCTATAAATTTTGGTAATAATAATCCTTTAACATCAGTTTCCCAAGTTCCATTATCTGGGAAGGTGTAAGAAAGGGATTCTACAATACATACCTTGTTTCTATACATATCACCAAGGGTAAATTCTGTAAAATTAGGGTGTGCCATATTATCTTCAATCAATGGATATGATAACTTGGTTAAGTTTGATAGTTTAGACCAGTTATTTGCAAGTTCTAATGGATTCTGTGCATATACTTGTAGATTGAAAGATATACTTCTTTCTACTGTTTCAAAGATATAATATTTGTATGGATTACCAATAAAGTTATTTGATGCCCAAGATGGTGATGAAGTTTCAGTTAGACCTGTAATTGAACATCTAAATGCCATCATTGGATATACTTCTGATTTATATCTTCCTATGAAAAAGGGAACTAAATCTTTTACTGGTGAAAATCCTTCAACTGTTACTTCACCATTTTCAGTATTAACTGTTGTAGTATATGGGTCTCCCATTGCAATAGTATCACCACTATTTCTTAATCCTCTTTCTTGTAAGGTTTTTGGGTTATCCTTATTATCTTTATAAACTTCACTATATGTTTGCCCTTCGATTGGTGAAAACTTTTGAGCAGGTTTTTTAGAATTAGTATCTAATCCATATTCAGTTTTACCAAACCTTCCCGTTCTATCAGGTACAAAACCAGTTGCAATCATCATTGCAGCCATTGGGCCTGGAAGTTGTGGAGTTCCTTTTCTAGTTACACCATGTATAGGTGAAACTAATTCTAAATTAATTCCCTTAGTAGTTCTTCCTGGTAGTATATCTTTAAAATCATCTTTACTTCCTTCTGTATTTTTAGAAGGAGAATCTTTCATTTCATCTGAATATAATCTATCAGAATGAGATACTGCTCCCTTATTTCTTCCTACTTTATTTGGTCCTATATCTTTATCATCACCAAATAAAGCACCTCTAACTTTATCTTTTGCTTTTTTCAATGCTGCACCTGCAACATTTTTTACAATTGTTTTTGGATTACCCCCACCACTTTGTTTTAATAATTTTCCAAGTTCAGTTCCATTTGCACCAACTAACCCCTTTGTAATAGGTTCTTGTGAATGAGGTCCTAAATTACCACTAAGTACTGCTTTCATTGCTGCCACAGGGTCTGTTGGTGGTTCTCCTTCTATTTTACCAACTAATCTTGTTGGAATGTAAGTAATTGGAATACCCAACATTTTATTGAATTGAGTTGCAATACCACTAACTGATTTAACTGCTCCTCCTGTTAGTTTTGATAACCCCTTACCAATCAATCCACCTCCACCTACATCTCCCTTCATATCATCTAATAAAGATGTTGTTCTCGAAGTTATACGAATTACTTCATTACCATATAAGACTGGATTTGGTAATTCTGCTGCAGAACGAATTCTTAGACCTGATAACTCTGTTCCAACAAAAGTTTCTTCATCTTCTTTTACATCAGAGTAAACAGTTCCATATTTGAAGGAATTTTTATTTTTAAAAAGTTCTAATATCGTTGGCATAAGTTACGCTCCTAATAATCCAAATTGGTTAATATTACTTTTCTCTTGTGTTCTTGTGATACGAGAAGTAATTTTTTCATTATCTATGTAAACATCTTTATTTGAAATAAATGCTGCTTTTAATTCTCTAAGCTCTTTAATAACACCATCCATAGATACCATTCCACTATCTGATATTGTATTAGTTAATGTTTCTGGTGATTTGGTTGCAATTAAGAAATCTTCGGGATGTGTACTGATAATATTTCCATCTGGAGATATAACCCCATCATCTACACTTTCAATTTTTCCTTTAGTACTATCAATACTTGAATCCATTGCTACTGCGGCTGCGGCAATACCTCCTGCTATCGCTAAAGCTCCAATACCAAGAGTCATTGCACTTGCAGTTGATATAGCAGCAATTGCTGCAGAAGCCATACTTACTGCAAAAGTAATAATAGCAGGAATTGCCGTTGCTAATGCTCCTAACATACCAACTGCAAGAGAAGTTACTGTTGCAACCACAGATGGTAATATTGAAACTACCCAAATTGATGCTAATGTACCAACAACACCAGTAATTGCAGATAAAACAGGACCCATTTCTTTTAATTTATCAAGAAATGCTTGAGGTCCTTCAGTAAATAAAGTAATAAAAGAACCAAGTATAGTTTTTACTGGTGTCAAAGCCTTCATTACGGCATTTCCAAATTTAGAAATTCCACTGGACATAAATGTAATACCATCACCTATACCTTCAATAATAGGTATTGCTTTACTTAACCCTTTAACCAATACTTTACCAATAGGTAAAAATGCCATCAATGCTTTTTGTCCTAATGCTGAAAACTCATTCTGCATATTTTCAATAGCACCTTGTTGTTCCTTTTGTACTTTTAAAGCTTGAAGTTTATTCCTAATATCATCAGCTGACATATTTGCTATATCTAATCCTGCTTGGGTTGCTTCTCCTAATAGTTTTGCTCTATCTTTATCTAATGATAATCCTAATTCTTGAACTCTAGCCATGTTTGTCATTTGAAGTAGAGACATACCAGTAGCTTTTTCTAATGCTTCTTGTTCGTAGGTATTAAGTTGACTTAGATTAACAGTTTCTCTAAGTTGTTTTACCATCGCTGCTTGAGCTTCAGCAGGTTTTCCTGCTGCAGCTAAATAACGAGATTGTGAGAAGTTTAAGTTTGTTTGTAGAATTGCACTTGCTTCCATTTCTGATGAAACAGAACTTTGATAATCTAATAAACCTTTTGAAACTCTTACTGCTTCTTTTAATGAAGAACCCATTTTTGCTGCATTGATTGCAGAAGCACCTAATGCTTGAACGTTTCCTCGGAAAAATCCATTTGAATCTTCAGCTGCTTCAGCTATATCAGCCATTACTTTTGATGGTGCAACTCCTGCTTGTTGTGATAATGCTGTAAGAGATTCTATATTAGATTGAGCAACATCTTGTGATAACCCACCTAAATTTGTAAATGCTTTATTTATTTTTGCTAAATCACCAGTTGCAATTCCAAAGTTCTTATTAAGAACCATCATGGATTCCATAACCTGTCTACTTGGTTGTTCTATACCACCAAATTCATTTGTGAATTCAGCAGCTGCTTTAGCAACATCTTCCATTGATGCGCCCAACCCAACTGTTGATGTAAAGACTGCAGCAATATTCCCTTCCATTTCCTTGGTTTGGGAATTTAGTAATCCAGTCTCATCCCTAAATGATTTTGCACCTTGTTCCATTTTATGGAAAGCAATAGCTCCTGCATAAAGGGCAGCAGTGAATAATGCTATAACTCCTAATGGACTAAATATTGCTTTTGCTACCACTTTCATACTAGCACTAGCTGCAATTCCAAAAGATTGCATACCACTCTTACCAGAAGCTAGGGCTGTACTAAATTTTGTTGTAAATATTTTGGCTGAATCTGAAAATGCTCCCTTTAAATGATTTACAGGTCCGGAAGCTAGTTTTGATAACCCCTTACCAATTACAGGTATACCATCTAATCCATCTAATAATCCATCAAGAGAACCATTTATAGAACCAGCTAAATCTTGTGCAGCATTATCTAATGAATTAACTAATTTAATTCTTTCACCTTCATTTTTTAAAATATCAATATTTGCTTGAACTTCTTTTTGTTTTTGTGGAAGTATTTTTGCATTTGCACCAAAATACCTTTTAGCCAAACCAGCTTTTTGTTTTTCTAGTGCTAAGATTGAATCTTGAGTAGATTCATAATCGGTTGCACCTGAGTTTATACTTTTTAATTCATCATTAAATTTCTTTTGAGCATCAGATACTTTTTTTTGAGATTTTTCAGTATTATCAATCATTTTATTTAACGCACCGGTTAATGATTGAGATACCTTCAGAGCCTCATTATATTCTTGTTGTATTTCTGCCTTAGATTTTGCCATCTATTATAGTCCAGCGTATTTCTTAAGTTCTTTTGGAATTTTAACTCCTGATTTTTCTGCATCTATGATAGATTTTCTCATTCTATCTTGTGCAGTATCAAAGGAATCTACTGCTTTTTTGAAATCAGTATTGTTTTTTAGTTTTTTCTTAAGTAATCTTGCAAAAATCTTACCAACGATACCTTCATTTTGAAATGCCGGTTTGGATTTTAGATAATTTACTTGTTCTTTTGTTAGTTTCATATTATTCTCCAATTATACTACTATAAATATATCGTAAAAAAAAAGTGAGGAATTATTTCCTCACTCTTACATTTGGTCCTTTAGCTGAAGGTCCTTGTTGTTTTTTTTGTGATTTTTTTACTTCATCACTTTCTTTCTTCTTTGTATCAGCAAGTTCTTTATAATAAAATCTTCTAATATGAATTGGTAATCTATAAACTCCTTCTTGTGTGAATCCATTACCATGGTAACAAAGTTCAAAAATTTGTTTATGAAGTAATATAGAATAGTTATTCGGTAGGCCAAAAAAACCCAACTCCCATGGGGATTGTTCTCACCTCCACATCTCCTGTTTGGTCATCCTCGAAATCGAATTCCATATTGATATCAGGTGTTATCTTAACAATGTATTCTCTAAATGCCTTTGTATCACGAGTAATGAATTTATTATTAATGAAGTTGGTGATAGTTTTTGTATCAGATTCACCATTTACTGAAAGAATCATATATCGATATCTTGTAGTAAGTTCTGCTGATACACTACCTTTATTTAATCTTTGTAGTGCTTTTATATCAGCATCTATCTTTGATTCATCTCCATGGGTTAGAATCTTAAATTCTAATTCATCTTTTCCATGTGGTGTAGTGAATTTATATTTGTTTTCTGATGAAAGTAATTCAAAATCTATTTCTTTTGTTTGTACCTTACCTAAATCAACTGTTACTTCTTGTGCATCCCCTAATGAATTAGTAGCTTGTATTTTATATTCAGGTCCATAACCCAAAATACGAGTTGCTAATAATATTGCGTTTTTATCCCCTAATACAATATCATCTATATTAATTTCTTTTTCAACTATAATTGATTCGAAAAGCCGGTCTATCACTACCCCCCTTCTCACTAGATTCTGCGATGCAAGAATTTCTTCTTCACGTGCAGTCATATACTTAATCTCAACGGTTCCTTTTGAGAGGGGATTACTCTCCGGGTAACACTTACCTTGTGAGGGTAGTGAGATGATTTCTGTTGGAAAATCATAATTTGCCATAAACTTTTATTTTTAATGTTCGTATATAAATATATAACTTTTAAAAAGTTGGAATTATTTATCTTGTAGATATCCTATTAAGATAAATAACAACCATCCTCCGGCTATTGATAATATTACTATATGTTCATTCATTTCTTTTTATCCAATTGAAATAATGTATAAATTATCGTAGCCACTATACTATGTAAGAATATTTTTGGAAGTACTATTTCAAATGGTAGTATCTGATTTATAAGTGCATAGAAGTAAAGAAAACAAGCAAAAATATTAACACCAACTACAAAATTACCGAAGTATTCTTTTACTTTTGTGTTCCAATATTTTTTTAGTATTAAAAACAATACCAAAACTACCGCTATTTCTATTACATAATCACTCATCACTAACTCCATTTTGAATATATAAATATATAACTTCTAAAAAGTTAGAAAGGGGAGCATAAAAAAAGGTTCTCACTAAGAGAACCTTTTATGAAGTATCAAAAGTATATTGTAGTATTAGTATTCTAAGATTGCGTAATCGTAAGAAAGTGTAAGAGTAATATCAGATGGGTCATTTGAAGCCCAGTCTAAATCATTAAATACTGCATTGTTAATAAATGCACCCTTAAGTTTCCAATTTTCAATTTTATCACCAACTGGTCCTAACATATAGATATCTAAATCTTTCTTATAAAAATCTGCATATCCATCTCTACCTGTAATAGATTCGTGAGATGTTCTCACCCATTCCATTACTTGTTGTGCTCCACTTGGAACGATTGGGTCAAATAAAGTGATTTCAATATCTTGCCATTCACCTTTACCTTTGAGTTTTCTTTTTACGTTGATGTGGTCTAATGTTACAACTTCGAAGGAAATAGAAGGTCTATTTGCCGTTTTAATCAAATATGAAGCGATACCATCAATTTCCATGATGTATCTGTTCTTCATCTTCGGTTCGAAGTTCGTGTAGAACATATCGTTAAATTCTAATACTTCTGCCATTTTTTATTTCTCCTATTATATACTACTATAAATATAGTTCTTTTTAATTTTTAGTTATGCCGTAAAACTAGCCCCAGTCGGTAGAATGTTGAAATCAATTACAATGAATTCAGCTGTCTTAGTAGGTTGTAAGTAAATTGCCCCTGCCAAGATGTTTCTATCGATTACATCTGGTGTGTTGTTAGATTCATCCATTACAACTCTAAAAGCGTAAAGTCCTTGTCTTTGTTGTATTCCTTCTAAATAAGGATTAACAGTATTTAAGAACTTACCTCTCGTTTGAGATGTGTTTTGTTCGAATACAAGGTATCTTGATGTAGATGCAATGTATTTCTTAACTTTGATTAATAATCTTCTTACGTTGATTCTATCAAGTGCTGATGAACGGTCTTGTAAAGTTTTCTGTCCGAATGCAACGATACCCTCACCTGGGAATTGTGCGATTGGATTAATCTTTCCTTCATAGAGTGTATCTCTTTCAGCGTGTGTTAATCTGTTTAGTACAGAAACTGCTCCGGTGATACCACCTCTATTTAACCCTGCTGGTGCGAACCATTCGGCTGCAACTGCATCGTTTTCAGCGTATATTCCTGGCATCAATACTGATGGTGGAACTGAAGTTAATTTATTAGTTCTTGAATCGATTGTTTTAACCCATGGGTAATAAGTACCTACATAGTTAGAATCAACTGATTCACCTTGTAGAATTGCTTGAGCAATAGTATCATTTTTATCAGTTGTATCACCGATGAAGAATGCATCTTCTCTAGCCTCTACCATATCAGTTACTTTATCAAACACATATGAGTGTAATCTTCTTACAACACCAGGTGCAGATACCAAGTTGATATCGAAATCATCTGGGTTAGATACTGCGTTGATTGCTTTTACATATGCAACCGAACCACTTGCTGTTGAAGTTGATAAGTTAAATCCTTGTGAGTTTCCTGCTCCCCATTGAGAATCATCAGCTTTAGCCGATTTGATTGTTGGAGATATACCATCGAATCCACCTTGGAATCCTACTGTAAATTGTCTTTTATTAATGATTGCTGCTGTATCTGATGTAGATATAGTATAACCGAAGTTAAATGTTCCATATCCATCATCTTGGTGATTTTTTGTTCCACCTTTTACATTGATATCAGCATCGAATGCAAATACTGTATTTCCACCAACTGTTGCCGAAGCAGGTATTGGTGAAAGGTATGCTGTATTATCTATTTTAACTAAAGCACTTTCTAAATCAATACCCGAATATACAACTGATTTAGATGAATTGTTATCTATTGAACCTGTTGAGAATATTACTGCTGGTACATCTGATTCAGAACCACCAACATAAATTGGGTTAGTATATGCTCCATGTCCAAATGGTACTGCTGTTATAGGAGATGCTCCTTCTGCTACACATTCAACTCTAACAAATTTAGAGTAATTTACATAATCACCATCTAAATTCATTTTACCAACTGCATCAATAGTCATGTTTTGGTCACCTATTACTTTCTTGATGTAATTTGGTGATGCAGGGTCCATAGTTAAGTTAGTAAATGTTTCAAGTACTACTTTTCTTTTATCTGTATCAGAGTAACCTCTAATTGCAATTGAGAATGTTCCATAATCAGTTGCGTTAGAACTTCCTGCTGCTTTTACATTAAAGATAGATACTTTATATTCTGTGTTTGCATAAGTACCATCACCAAGAGTATGTAATCTGAAAAGATTGTGTCTTTCACCAGAAATCAACTGTGATTGTATGTAAGGAGTACTAGCGTGTTGAATATCTTGTGTTAAATCTTGGTCTGCTAATGCAACTAAAGAAACTTGTGAACCACTATTAGTTAAGTGAGTTGCGAAATCAGTTGCTGCATTTTCAAAATACTTGTATGAAAATACTTTTTTAGAACCAAATGGAGATTCACCGAATACATCGGATAAATCATTTCCTGCGGTTGGTAAAACTGATGCTGAAATCTCAGTTCCAAATAAAGAACCTGAAATTGAGAATACTGATGCTGAAGGTTGTGAATCTATTGCGGTTGAAGCAAGTAATTCAGTTGTGATATCTCCATCTGCATCTGCAAGGTTATCAGTTCCATGTAGTACACCAATGATTTTATCATCTTTGGTACCTACACCACTTAATTTGATTCCAAGAGGTGCTGCATGAGTATAACCACCAATATGTCCTACACGAACAATAGTAGCTACTCCAGCTTCTCTTAAATAATTTTGTACGGTGTACCCTGAATAGTAATCTCCATTAGGGGTGCCGAATATTTCTTCGAATTCTGATTGTGTACTTACAACGGTTGGTACGAAAGCAGGTCCTTTATGGAAAGGTCCAATTATTGCTGCTCCGATTTCTCCAATTCCTTGTGATAAGAAAGAAAGGTCATTTTCTCTCGTAAATACACCAGGTGATACAATCTTTTCTGCCATTTTATATTACTCCTTGTTATGTTTTTGTATAATATACTCTTATATAAGTATAAATAAGTTTTCCGAAAGATTATTTTTTATCCTTCAGTTGTAACTTCTTTTTCTTCTATTTCCGTTGGAGTTGGAGTAAATTCACCCGATTTTGGGTCAAAGTTTCCATCACCATACTTTTCATTCAATCCTTTAAATAAATTGCTTTCTTTTTCAACAAGTGTTTGATGTTGTGTTATCAAATCACCTTCTGCGTTATCCAAGTCCTGTATTTGTCTAGCTCTTTGAATAGAAAGTTGTCCTAATCTTGTAAAAACTGAACCTACTTCTTGCCTTAGTTGATTAATTGATTGAATTTCTTCGTCTGTAAACTTAATTGATTCTGCCATTTTTGTAAAATTTATTAATAATTGTTTTCAATATATATAAATATATAGTTTTTTAGAAAACGTAATTTTTATTTATTAGTTTTCAAATGTATGAGAGAATTCAAGTGCCGAAGAATAACTTCCCCAAACTCCCATTTCTCTTGCTCTTACTCTTGCATACCATGTACCAGTTGAAAGACCAGATACATTAATTGTTCTTGTACTATAAGTACCACTATGAGTTCCATCTAACGAACCAAATCCATTAGAATCATCAACTTGTAATTGATACTCAGTTATACCCTCAGTACCTGTTGAAGTTGGTTCATCCCAAGTCAATGTTGAATTTTGTGCTCCAGCTGGATTATTATATGCTAAGTTAGCTGGTGCTGCTGGTCCACTAAAGTTACTAAATGTATTACCACCTTTATTGTGGGTAATATATCCATTAGCTAAGTAAGTATCAGGTCCATCAACATCAATAGATACAATCTCTACTGTTTTCTCAATTGCTTCAATTGATACCACATCAACTTCAGTTCCATCTCCTTTTATAAGTTTATCACCAACAACTAATTGGTGTATTTCTTTGAATTTAAATAAACCATCATTAGAATCTTTAATACACATAGGGTGTTCTGCAGTTGCAGTTATTTCACCATCATTAACATTATAATATCTTGATGCGAAAGAATATGTAAGGTTTATAACATTTACATCAACTGATTCATTACCAAGAGTATCTGAATCCCATCTTAGGAAGTTTCCATCTGGTGCTTCTGATAAACCATTTAGATTTACACCTTTTAAGATATCTCCTTCATCTAAATCTCCTGCTTCAACAATTTCACCATCTGCTAATTCAATAGGTGAATCAGCGGTTAAACATAATGCAGATGAGTTACCATCATATGAATCTACTGAATAAACAGTTTTATCAATATTTTCACCCATTAAACCTAAACCCGCTCCACCAATGTGGTCATTGTATGCTTCATCATATACTACTCTTAATGTATTAGATAGTATTGAAAAAATTTGACTTTGTGTTGAATTATCTCCATTTTCTCCAATAGATACAGTTGCAGTTGCTGTTCCGCCTGCAGCAATAGTAATTGTTGTTCCTGCGGCTTTTGACCATGTGAAGTTACCACTATGTGCTGATAATTTACTATGATTTGTACCAGCTCCACCAAATTGAAGAGTGTAATTCTCATCGGTGTTTTCAACACCATAAGTATATCCACTAATTGAACCAACCGAATCGATTGCGAACGATGAAAAACTAATGTTATCTCCTGCGGATGGAGTTGTACCCATTACATCAGATATTGCAGCCGTTGTAGCTGCTGTTGAATCTCTTAAATCTGCTAATGATAAAGTATCTCCACTTGAAAGTGTAGCCATATTATTCTCCTAATTATATATTATAAATATCAAGTAATTCTTTTACCCACTTATCTTTATTGGTAAAATTTTCAATCATATATTTTTTTAAGTATAAAAACCACTTATTTTTTTCTTCATAAGGGGTGTTTAGTAACTTATTATAAATATCATCAAAATCTTTTTTAAACGTTGCTCTGTAAGGATATTCTAAAGTTGGTAACCAAGATGTATGTAAAATAGGTAATTTTCCCCAATCTACTGCTTGAAATATTGAATACCCAAATGGTTCGTATGTAAAGCATGAATGAGATATTCCCCAATTCATATTATAAAACTTTTCACCAAACTCTGGTTTGTAATGATATATTTTTGATTTTGAAGTATCCATGTTGTATCCTTGTTTGAATACTCCATTAAATTGTACCGAATCTGTAAAAATATATGATTCCTTTCCATCTAAGAAATGTGGATTCTTTCTTCCTTCACTTCTTGCAGCAAATCCTAACTTATTAGAATATGATAATGGCATATTATTTTTAAACTCGTAAAAATTTGGAATATTTTCATTTTTATACTTAATATCATATAATCCAATCCATATTGATTTTTTTGCCCATTGATTTACTTCAATTTCCCAACTTGAATCTACATAAGGATGATGTCCAAAATCTTGGTCATTACCAACTGCATTTTTTACAATATGGTCTACTGAGTTATGAAGTACATTAGAATAAATTTTCTTCTTATTATCTAATAACACTTTCATTGGTGTATAATGACCATGTAAAATATGTATTCTTCTACAATCTTTTACTATTTTTTCAAATTTTCTTAAATCATCACCATGCCAATGAGTTTCTATTGGAAATTTGTAATCGTATTCGTTAAAGTTTCTTGGTTTGTTTCTATGAATAAGAAGAACTGGTTTTACTTTTAACTTTGGTGCAATTTCTTCTAACCAAATATTAACCCATGTATCAGTACCTGCATTTACCCAAGGTCCTCCACCAGTTGTATAATAAACATCATACATATTTTATTTTTTTACTATTATTTTTCCTGCAAAGTTTGCTGAGAAAGAAACTGTTATTTGATTTACAGAAGTTGATTCTATATCTAATGGTTGCTCTTGTGTATTATTTGTAGTATTCCAAGCTTGTACAAATGGATATCTTTCATTTAAGTTATGTGTTATTGTGTAAAAAGAAGCACCAGTTACATCTTCTCTATATGAAGTAAGAGTTTGAATTTTATCTCCTAAACCACTAATATTATCTGCAGCAGTTGAACCACTTACAACGTGTCCACCTTTTGCAACTACAACATGACCAGAATCAGCTGCTGATAAAACAACTTGTACTGTATTTGAATCTGTTAAAGATATTGTTTGTGGTATAAGTTGATTATAACTAGCATCATAAGCAGATACTAATACATTCCTTGTAGAAAAGTTGTGTGATACATTTATAGTTGATTGATTATCAAAAGATGCAGTTACAGTTGCAACTTGTTCTACCGATAATCCAGTCAATCCACTACCATCCCCAATAAATGAACCAGTAAATGAACCACTTACCTCCATACCACTCAAAGTACTACTATTTAATTGAGATGAGCCTGAAATTATATCAGTTCCACCTAAGTGTAGTATTGTTTGTGCTGATGATGATACTATACTATCTCCATTTGCTAAAAGAACTTTAGCTTCTGAACCTGATTTACCAGCTTTCCAATAATCATTTGTAGCATCCCATAAAAGAGAACCACTTGTAGTTGAACCACCAGTTGAATCTTTTACGAATATACCACCTTCAGTTGCAGTTCCACCATAGTTAAGTTCTATTATATTATCTTCTACATTAAAGGTTGTGGTATTAAGAGTTGTAGTTGTACCTTGTACTACTAAATCACCCGATAATGTTAAATCAGTAAATGTTGGAGAATCGCCAGTATCTAATCCTAATTGTCCTCTTGCAGCTGTTTGTGAACCAGAAACTACACCAGTTGGTAAGTTTAATATTGTTTGTGAAGAACCACTTACTATTCCACTTGGAATACTTGTAAAGTTGGTGTAATCTAAATAATGTGAAGCAAGTTCTCCATTTAACTTATTAGAATCATCTGCAGAACCACTAATAATATGACCACCCTTTGCAACTACTATTGTACCTGATTGTGCAGATGAAAGAGTAATTACTACTTGGTCTAAGTTAGAAGTATTTACGTTTTGAGGAAGTATTTGATTATTTTGGTTATCATATACTGCAACAAGAATATTTCGTGTGTTAAAGTTATGAGAAACAGTTATAGAGGATGAATCTGTAAAGGTAGATGATACAGTTGCTGCTGCATCTACTGTAATATTGGTAATATTAGAACCATCACCATATAATGTCTTACCATGAATTTCATTCCAAGCTTTGGAAGAAGAACCTAAATCATATGTTGAACCACTATCTGGTATTAAAGATGAAGAGAAATCTGCTGATACTGAAATGGAATCAGTAGTTGAATCTCCTATTGTAATATTACCACCTAAAGTAAGGTTACCTAATATGTTTACATCTCCTCCACCGAATTCGAAAGCAGACCCACTAAAAGATAGTTTACTGTTTGCTGTATTATTTACTACTCTCGAAGATAATATTATTCCACTATCTGCTGTATTATTAGTTACAACATGAAATTTATCACCAGTTGAATTTGCTCCTACTGTTAAACTATAATTTTGACCAGAACGAGTATCAATTATATTTTGTATATCTACATTAGATGTACCAATATATGCAGTACTCCATTTTTTAGATGAAGAACCTAAATCAAAACTTAAAGTATCATTTGGAATTAATGAGGAAGATAAACTTGCTATTACATTTACCGAATCTGTTGTTGCATCTCCAATAGTTAGTTGACCTTCTAAGGTTAAATCACCTCCTATTGTAGTATTACCAGAAATTTCTAATGAAGAAGCCGATATAGCACCTGTTAAGTTAAATGAACCCGAATTCTGAGAATTTGTTGTAAGTATCTCTTGTATAGATAGATTTCCATCTACATCTTTTTCAAAAAATATCCTACCATCATAGGTATTAATTGCCAATTCCCCTAAATCTAAATTAGAGGTTGTAGGGATTTTACCCGATACCGCGGTTCTTTTTAACTTGATTGTCTGTGCCATATTTATGACTTATCGTTTTCATTATATAATTACTCGATAAATAGAAAAATCCTTATATAAGGATTAAACCCCTCCGAAGAGGGGTTAAATTTACCTTTATTTTAACCTAATTTACTCTTTAACTCATCAATCTGAGATTGTTGGTCTTTAACTGCTTCAATAAGAAGTCCTACAAGTTTACCATAGTCAACTGCCTTATATCCACCGTCGTTATCTCTAACCAACTGAGGAAGAACTTTCTCTACATCTTGTGCGATAACCCCTACATTTGGTAGTGAGTGTTGTACATCAGATGCGTTATCATTCCAATCCCAAGTAACACCTTTAAGTGATTGTACTTTTTCGATTGGGTTTTCGATATTTTGAATGTTATCCTTTAATCTCTCATCAGAAGATGCGTATGCCGTAATATCA